AACTGCTGGAAGAGCTGAGGCGTGACGCTCTTGACATCGGCCATCATCGTCTCATTAGCTCGTAGCTCTATGGTCTGAGCCTTGCTCTTCTCACGAGCTTCTACAGCCTTGTCGAGTAGCTCTCGATACTCGTTCTTCTCGGGCTTGGGCTGGAACGGCTCAATGAGCGCGTTCAACTCCTCCGTGCGGACTTCTCTCGTCAGCTCCTCGACCTCGCCTAGGAGCTTGTCATACTCCTTGGCTCGCTCTTCGGTGAGCTTGCCTGCCTTGCGCTCCTCCTCCATCGTGCGGAGCGTCTCTCGCTTCTGTAGAAGCAACTCTTTCTTATTCATACTGCTGTTGGTTAAAAGGATTTATTAAGTTGTTGTATCTGTTTCCTAATTCTGGAAAGTCATTAGCCCTTGGCTCTTGCTTAGGCATTGGCTCGGGCTCTTGCTTAGCCTGCATCTCTCTCACAGCTACGCTCGTGTCGCTGTAAGCGGGGTCGGGGGTCAGCGTGATGTCGTACAGCCCGCTTATCTTGGTAATGGTGCGTAGGACGGTGCCGTCTGCCTGCTCCTCCATACGGGAGCCACCTTTCGCCACGGTAAAGGCGAAACTGCTACCCGATATATCGCCACGCTTGACTAGCTCCACGGCTGTATCTCCGTCTGCCGTGTTCGGTGCCGTAAAGCGGTACTTCAGCCCGTGGTTGTCTAGCTCTAGCGTCAGACTGCCTGCGCCTTTGTTGCTCCTACCTAACACGCGCTCTCGGTTGTGGTAGAGTAGTGCCTTGACATCGCTACTAGCTACTAGCTCGGGGGTGATAGCTCCTCGCTCGATTACCTCTACAAAGGTGCCATCGCCAAAGTCCCACAGCTCGTTACTCCTGCTATTGAAGACCACGGCATAGCCCTCTACGATGCGGTCGTCTCCGACCATCTTGATTTCGCCCTCTAGGGAGCGGACTTCTCTATTCGTCTGGCTCATTATTGTTGGTTGTTTTATCGTTGTTTCTAGGACTGCGAGGTGCTTCGGGTGCGCTCGGGGCATTCTCGCCCAAGCCGTCAAGGCGGAAGACGTTACAGCTCATAAAGGTTGTGTCGCCACCTGCTATCGGCTCTCGACCCTCCTTGATGCGTACCTCGTTAGGGGTGAGGATGCCACTGCCTATCGCCTTAGCGTAGTACTCGCTCCTGCTCTTTAAGTCACTCACAAAGACATCGTCTAGGTCGTACTCTAGCTTGTACTTGCGTCTGAGCGAGTAGGGGATAAGCTTACAACTCATCTCGGTGCTTATCTGCCTAAGTATCGGGGCGAGCGTCTGCTGATAAAAGCTTAGCTGACTCGTGGCGTGGTTCTGGTAAGTGTTGCTACTGCCCCCACTGACAAACACCATATCGGGATGAACACCGAAGAAGCGACAGATGTCATAAGGCGAGAACTTTCGGGTCTCTAGCAACTGCGCATCGGCGGGCGTTATGGATAGCGGTTTGAACTCGACAGTCCCTGGCACCTCGACTATCGCCTTGCCACTAGAGAAGTCTCGGGACAAACGATTAGCTACGCTTGTCATAAAGCTGTCCTGCACTGCTCCAAGCCCTTGTACTACATTGGCTCCTGTTACAATTCCTCGCTGTGTGTTGCCACTGCTTAGCCCGTCTAGCGTCTGACTATCGGCTGTAGCACTTAGGCTCAGCGTGCGGGCTGCATACTGGATAGTAGAGACACCCGAATAACCTCCGTCTAGACTGCGGTTCTTGATATGCACGATTTGGCTCGGCTTGTAACTCTCCACGATACCATTGTAGTAGTCGTTGACACGATACAGACGCTCCTTGCGGTCGTAGAAGACTGCATCGGGGTCTAGTAGCGTCAGTGCGTACACCTCACCTGCTCGCCAATGGGGGAGGAGGTAGGCGTTCCCTTTGAGCAACCTCTGCGCTACCACGGCACCCATCATATCGAAGAATGTCTGCTGGTCGTTAGCCATACCGCACAGCATATCCGATGTGGGACTATCCTCGAAGACTTTGTACAGCTCGCCCTCAGCGCGTCTCTTGTACTTCAGTGGCATCATCGCCACCGTACCGCTAAGGATATCCACGCATCGGTAGACGGTCGGTAGACACATAGCCTGCTCAGCCGTCTTGATACTCTCGGTGAGCCGTGGCGTACTGTAGTCGTACACCTGCACGGTCGGGTCGCCCTCGCGCCTCTCTCGTGGTCTCATACCGACTAGCTGTCGGAGTATCTCTACAGACTTACTCATTGGTTGTGTCTCGCTTATACTGCTTGGTCAGCGTGCGGAGCTGTGACTCCAGTCGCTTTTGGTTTTCAAGGAGCTTGTTGTTGGTCGCTAGGAGCTGAGCATTCTCCTCTTTGAGCTTGGTTATATGCTCCTGCATCGTGGCCTGGTTGGCGAGCAGATGAGCATTCTCCTTGCGTAGGTTAAGGACAACCTCGTATAGGTCGTTGACACGCTCACTGAGGATTGTATTTGTTTCGCTCATCTCTCGGAGGGCCACGGTACCCGCTACACCCACCTCGATGGCCTGCTTCTTACGACCTCTCCAGTACGACCACACGGCACTAATGGCACCGATGATGCCCGTGACGATGGTGGTCGCTGTGATTAGTAATATCTCGTGCATTCGTTGTATTGCTATGAAGTTTCTACCATAAGCATTTAGCACCCCCTTTTTAGTACCATTGTCAGACGCTCTGCACGTTTTGCATCATCCAAAAGCACATCACATTGGTAATACAGCCGTCTATCTTGCCGAGCGGTTGTCGCTTGATAGGCTTGCGGTTCTCCAGCTTGTCTTCGTCTATCACGGCATTATCAAAGCAATAGGCGGTGATGGGGTTGCGCTCAAAGGTTATCTGCCTGCGGTAGAGCGTCAGCTCCAAACTCTCTACGGGCGAGGTGAAAGCGCCATAGGTCTGTGGCACGTCATACAAAAACTGCTTGCCTACGCCTGGCGTGTACTCTAGCATCTGGATAAATTCCCGCGCCTTGTACTTGTCGTAGCCGATACCGAGGATTGCAAAGGGCTTGCGGAGTATATCCTCCACGATGCGCCTATAATCAATCACCTCTCCCTCGACGAGGTGCAGATAGCCGTAATCAGCCCAACGCTTGTACAGCTCGCTATTGGGGTGAGTGCCTATCTGACCCCGTGGGAAGTAGTACTCCGTAATGCTGTGAAACGGCACGGACACTTCACGGCCAGGCACGACACGGCCAGGCATATAGAGCAGATAAGTCACTGCGGAAAAGTCGTCCACAACAGAGAGGTCTACACTACAGACGGCACGTGCATTGCGGTAGTCCTCCACATACCCCTCGGGTAGGTAGAGTGCCTCTATCTCCTTACCCTCTATCCACGACTTGGCACTATCCTCGGCGAAGATGTTTAGTAGCTTGTTGCGGAACTCTTTCATATCGGAGGAGCTGAGGCGGGCTTTCGTCCACTCGCTCTCGTAGAAGTCCTCGTACACGGTCACACCGATATGCGGTTGTACCTTGCGCCACGTGTCGGGGTCGCCCTCATCGTCTCCCTCGTCTGGCTCGAAGATGTGGGCGAAGACGCTATCATTATCGACCTCACCTCGCAAGATGCTTTTGTAGAGACTGAGCATCTCGTAAAAGGGGGTGGCTGTCTTATCGCTAGCGGTCGTTATCACAATCGTTAGCGGGTTGAGCCTTGCTCCCATAGAGCTGGTGAGGACGTTCTTGAGGTCGGCACTCTCGCTCTGGCTATACTCGTCTAGGATGACGGTACTAGCGTTTAGTCCGTCTAGCGTATCACTGCGTGACGCTAGGCACTCAGCAAAGCTAGTCTTACCTGCCATTAGGTTGTACACCTTTTCCCTATTGACCTTAAAGCGTTTCATCTTAGGGTCGAGGTTCTTCAGTACCGACTTAATCACCGCAAAGCAGATTTGCGCTTGGTTGTAGCTGTTCGCCCCTACATAGCACTGAGCGTTGCTGTCACCATAGAGTAGGTCATACACCGCTAGTGCTGCTACACTGGTTGTCTTACTAAACTTCCTCGGCACGAAGAGGAGCGCCTCACGGGTCAGTCGCTTGTCCGTGCCTTTGTGGTAGAAGCCCATTATGCTAGCGAACTGAAACACCTGCACTGGGGTTAGCTTGTACCGCTCTTTGCCCTTTTTCCCCGGGAACTGTAGGTACTCATAGAAGACGATAAACCGCTTGACAGCTAATGGTCGCCACTCGTAACGCTCCATCAGCTCCACAAAGCGCACACCTGCCAATAGCTCATAAGCGTTGTGTCTCTCGGGGTACTTCTTTAGCCCCAAGAGGTAGGTGTATAGCCTTGCGTCAGCCTCCTTGCACTTGCTAGCGGGGAGCTTGCACGACTTGATGCGCTCGGTCGCCTGCTCCTTTAGCGTCACCGTCATTGCGTAATGTTGTCTAGCTTGTCGGTCAGACTGTCTAGCTGGTCTTCGGTCGGTGCCATAGACGCACGCACATTCATTGCAAGGTCGTTCAAAGCACCACGCAACTCCTTAGTCGTATCTCGGTAAGCGTTGAAAGCGGGGTTTATCTTCAGTCTCGTATCGCCTGCGCTCGTATGCTCCTCAACGGTTACACCGCACTCCTGCATAGACCTAAAAGCCTCATCACGCAGATAAATCATCTGCGCACAGCTCATTATCAAGCTATCGTACAGCTCACTGTACAGCTTTAGGTCTGTCAGCACCTCCTTTATCTCCTCAAACTTCTTCTTCGCCTTATCCTCCTGCGGTGCCTCTGCACGCTTAGCACTACTCGCCTTACGCTTCGCCTGCGTCTCCTTGCTATTCGTTCTCCTTGCCATTGCTCAACCGCTTTATAATTTCACGCTCTCGCTCCGATAGTTCCCACTCTACGCATTCCCGCTCCACCTTGGTGCGCTCCACCTTGATGCGCTCCACCTTGATGCGCTCCACCACACTATCCGACAAGAGGAACCCACTCCCAAAGATTCTCTTACCTAGGGGACGCTGACTATCCAGCACACAGACACGCTCGCACTCGCTTTCGTCTATCTCTAGATACACACCATCTACGCACAGCGTGCCAAGCAAAGCACTACTCGTCACGTGAGCGGGATACTTATACTTCGGTAGCGTGATGCTCTTCTCCGCACGTTGCCCCTCCTGCGCTTGCTCGATACGAGTCCGCAGACACCCATCCACAATAACACTCCTAGTGCCAAAGAGGTTACTCACAAACGAGGTTTTAACCTTTGCACCATTAGCATAAACAACATCAGCGTGGGTTACGATACGAGAACACCTATCATCTCCGCCAAACAGCGTCAAGCTAGGAGCGAACAAAAAGAACGGAATACCTCGCTCGATATAAAACTGCTTAACCTTCGACAAGATGCTAAAGGGCGGGTTGTCTATCACAACAGCTCCCGTATAGTCCTCCGCCTCATAGTCTCCGCCTGGCTTAAACGGACGCATCACACGCAGAGACCGCACCTCGGGACACCGCTCCATAACATACGCAAGCACCACACTATACACCTCATCGGGCGTATAGCAATCGTCTGTCGTCTTCTTCGGCTTGAATTTCTCCACAAAGTCACTATAGTCCTCTCGAATATCTTCTACTTTTCTTCCTCTCCTCTTACTCGGTTGCATTACACTTATACTGATTACTACTACCTATAAGCACCGCAACCCACGTTTTTAGTACCAACCACACACCAACTCCACACAAATACACCACCACGCAACAGCCCAGATGAATAACATTCATTACCTTTGTCGTAGCAAAGTAGATAGCCACATTTATTGGTTCTAGTACAAAGTAGTTTTGAGTGTTTCTTTTCATAAGGTGTTCTATTAGTTTTAGGTTAAGTCAGTTTTGCTTTTTTCAGTCTAAGCGTTAGTCCGCTTTGCTTTTTGTCTGTGCGTCCCGCTCCGTTGACCGCTCTCTCCCATATCCTCGGTCACTCGTGAGCGGGACTTCCTTTTTCCTCCGCTCCACCCAAAAGACCCATTGACCGCCAAAAATCACACCACAAAGCCTCCTCAATCACCCAAAAAGCACCAAAAACAGCATACTCCGCTCAATTAACTGCCCAAAATCGCACCACAACACCCCTTTTCTTCTTTTTCGTAGCTGTTTTACCTCTGGTTGCGCTGAAAAATCACCGTTTCCAGCTGAAAAATCACCGTTTCAAATTGAATTTCCCCTGTTTTGTGCTGAAAAATCACATTTTTTTCGACCTCGCGCATAAAAATGGGGACGGGGTGGGTTTCGGTTAGCCCCTCCCCCCTCTCAGAAAACACTCCCCCCCCCCTCTGTCGGTCGGGTGCCAAAGGTGCAACAACCGTCCCCACGGTGGCCAGGCGGTGGCCACTGTAGGCACGACCGACAACAGACACGCAACACGACCACAACGCACCACAATACAGCCACAACGTGCCACAATACAGCCACGGACGCACTACCTATATATATACACCTCACAAGCTCCACACGGACGACACCACGCACACACACCACAACGCACCGCAAAAGCGTACCACGGAGCAAGCAGACACCAAATAAGAGGATATACAAGCAAGCGACACGACCGACCACGGACGCACTACCTATATATAAGAGTAACCACGACCGACCACGACCGACCACGACCACAAGCGGGTGAATCGAATAGAATAGCAGAAAACAAAATCAGAAATTAGTATAACTTTCACATCGTAAGTGATTGAAATGTAGCTACTTGATTCTTCGAACTAAATTCTTTTTACAAATTCATCGGAAAAACGCTTGCAGGTTTCAAAAATTGTTGTACCTTTGCCATTGAAGAAACACGACAAGGTCTTTGCACCCTTAGTCAAAAACATACTCATTGCCCTGCTTTGTGGTTAACTTGACTTTTATGTCGTGTTTCTTCACCCCACATTGCAGGGCACTTTTTTTACAAACCAAAATGAACAAGTACGACAACCGCGCGAACAGCGCAAAGGACAGCGCAACCAGCGCACGGACAACCACAACAGCGGTAACAACTTACCGCAACGCACAAGCGCCTACTATCATAGTAGAGAGCTACAACAGTCTAGCCGAGTACGAGGAGGTCCACGGACCAATTGACGACCTCAACGAGCTAGTATACACCTACACACCACTAGCCGCTGAAAAGTGGGCAATATGTCCGTGGCTACCTGAGTATGAGTATAACGCTCTATATAGTGCATACCTAAGCGGCCAGGATATGGAGGAGGCTATGCTATCACTATTTGGGCGCGACATTACCTGCTATGAGATAGCAGGAGGTCACACGGGACGCGAGGAGGATACTATATACTACTACTGCGCGCATTAACCACTTCACGGGGTGCCACTGCAATACGTGGCACCCACAACACGAACACGACCAAACCAAAATAGATAATACAGCTATGCAAACCGTATATAACACAACAGCACTAACACGCACAAACGTAGATAAGTACCTAGAAACAGCGGGTTTCGTACCCGAAGCAACTAGACAGGTTATTTACTACCTACTAGAGCGCCCCTACCTTTGTGATGATTTGGAGCAATTCGTCCCAAACGAAGCAACCCGCGCTGCTTACTCCTGCTATGTACTTTACTATGATGGTCACCGCATAAGCGAGTACCTAAAAAGCGCAACTCCAAGCCTAAAGCACTCACTACCTGACCCAATCATTCACGGATATATACAAGATGCCGCCCGCCACCTTTTTGAGATGATAAACGCGGGGGACTAACCCCCGCCCCCTTGTGAAAAACAAATCTATTACCTACCTTTGTAACATAAGCAAGAGACAAGATGCCGACGATATTTATAGCGTACGGGTTGCGCTTTTTCTTCTACGCAGACGACCACGAGCCGATACACGTACACGTAGCACGAGGAGACGACCACGCAAAGATAGAGCTAGAGCCACGGCTCCGAGTAGTGTATAATAAGGGGCTAAAGGCGGGCGACCTAAGACGGGCTATCGAGCTAGTAAGAGAGCGTGCCGAGGAGATTGCCGAGGTGTGGTATCAGTATCATTAAGACGAAAAGGATATGGAGACAATACAGAAGATTTGGTTCGCCGATGGACGCATCTATATGCGTACGACAGAGGGCGGGGAGTATAGCCGCCCCCTAGAGGCTTTTCCTACGTTACTAGATGCGACCGATGAGGAGCGGGCGGGGTATCGTATCGAGTTCAGAGGCGAGGCGGTGCGGTGGGAGTCCTTAGATGAGGATATACACATATCCAGCTTTTACAAGGACGAGGAGCCCCGCCCCGACAATGAGGTAGCCGAGATATTTAGGCGTTTCCCCCAGCTCAATGTATCTGAGATAGCCCGTAGCGTAGGTATCAGTACGGACTTGCTCAGGCGGTATATCTATGGTATCAAATCCCCCGACCCCGAGCGCATCAATAGCATCAAGGGGGCGCTCCACGAACTCGCTAGAGAGCTAGCAACAGTATAACAACACAACCAAATACAAGACTATGAGACGAGCAATTCTAAAGGAGACCGCAACGGGCCGAGAGATAGCAGTACACGCCACGACCGAACACCCACAAAGTAGCTACGGGCACCCCGTTTGGGTAGATAATGAGGGGGTCGCTTATCTTCAGGCAGATTTGCCGATACCGAATCCATTTTACACGGTGATTAAGACTTGGGAGGATTAGTCCCCCCCCGACTAGACACTACCAAACAGACAACAGCCCCACGACACGAGAGAGTGCCGTGGGGCTTTTCTTGTGACTTGTCCGAGCGAATGCGAGTGAGTTGTCAAAGAATCTTTGACGACTGCCCGACCTTTTGCGTGACACCACGAAAATGGCCACCCCCGTCAGTTATTAAGTATTACTTAAATACTCCGCCCCACTGCTCTAAGATGCGACTAGCGATGCCGTATATCATTAGAGGCGGGACACTCATACCGAGGACGTAATCAGGACGTCGCCCGCAGAAGTCGTAATCACGGGGCCACGAGGATATTTTGAATAGCTCCGTATCACTCAGGTGGCGGGGCTGGTCATAGAGTAGCATGTTTTTGCGAACGTTTGTCGTAACTGTATAGGGTACTTTGTGAGCGTATTGAAATTGATGTGTGTACCACCCATAGGGCTCGCCGTCACGCTCTAGTATCTGGCTGTATTTCCTATCGCCCCACCGCTTGCGACACCATATTTTGTAACTCTTCGTTGTCGTGTCCATCAGTCGCCCCTCATAGTCAGCTATCATACCATAGGTAATGTCAGCCCCGTCAAATGTCAAGTCGAGGAGCGGACGGCCCCCCACGTTTGGCACGCTCGCCACGAGGTCTCGACGCAGAGCCACGAAGAAGATGCGCTCCCGCATCTGTGGCACCCCCATACGCCTGGCGTTGAGTTTGAACTCTAGCGGTACATAGCCCGCCTCGCCTAGCTTCGTCAGTATAGCATCTGCGTACTTATTAGCTGCCCCCTGCCTCAGCCCCGCCACATTCTCAGTGATGACTATCTTAGGTTGCAACCTCTCAGCAAGCGCAATAAACTCAAAGAATAGCGTATCGAGGACTTGCGACACGCCCCCCTCTCTTGCTTTGCGCTCCTTACCCCAGCCCCGCTCACGGAGACCCGCCATCGAGAACGATGTGCAGGGTGGCGAACCGTCTAAGATGTCTAACTGATAAAGCTCCTCGGGCAACACCTCCCGCCTCCGAAACTCTTGTATAGGCTCTTGAAAGCAGAGATGCCCCGCTGGCTTGTGATTAGTCTCGTAGCATCTCGCCATATAGGGGTCGACCTCATTATATCCGATTACGTCTAGCCCCGCTAGCTTGTACCCCATAGTGCTACCCCCGCCCCCTGAGAAGCAGGAGAAAACACGCCCCCGATTCTTCGCAAAGGTCGCCCCCGCTAAAGTCCAGTCGTATGTTACTCTACTCATTGTTACCCCCCTTTAGAAAGTTAGCGACAAAAGCCCCCGTGCGTGCCTTGTGGCGCGCTTTGGTAGCCTCCTTGCCCCCGCTCGCTAGCTCCCGATGTATGTCGTGGTGACAAGGCTCGCAGAGGCTCATAAGGTTCTTAGGACTGTATGCGAGCTGGCGCATACGGTCGGGATTGCCTATCTCAGTCTCGATAGGTGTGATGTGATGTACACAGGTGGCGGGTGTCACACGCCCCCCCTCCTTGCAACGCTCACAGAGCGGGTCGCGCCACAGCTTCTGCTTGCGAAGTCGTACCCACTCACGAGAGGTTATCAGCTGGCGGTAGACCTTGTCGGTCGTGTAACGCTTACCGCCCGTTATATTTAAGTTTATCATTGGCTACTGTTCTAAATTCTTCATACGTTGCAAACTCCACAGGGAGCCTATACAGACCCAGCAAAGTATCGTGCAACACATCTTGCGGTGTCTCAGAGGTCCCCCGCCTGAGTGTCCCGCTGTACTTACGCCTCAGCCCCCCGTAGTTGCGTACGAGATAAGCGTCTGCGTGGTGCTTGTTCGTATGTGGCTCTTGGCTCTTAGCCTTTGGCTCTTGGCTAGCTTGCGAGCTAGTCAGAGCTTCGTACTGCCCCCCGCTTGTTGATTGGTCGGAGGGTTGCACCTCGTGGCGAGCGTACTCGGCAAAGGCGACCGCTATCTCGTCCCCCACACTTGGCACCCCCTCGTCACCTCTGCGCGCCCGCTCAGCTAGTATAGCGGTGCATACGTTGATACAGGCGTGCGCTAGTGCGTAGGCACTGCGAAAGCCGTACCCCGACCGTATGGTCTCAAATCGGTCATACTCCTCGTCCGTCAGATGCGTCTTGACTTGTCGTGACATTGGCTATACGCTTGGGAAATAGTTGGGCAACTATCAATCAATAGTTGGGCAATTAACAATCAATAGTTGGGCAATTAATTTTTGATAGTCATTTGACTATTTTTCAATAGACAGCTGTCTTTTGTTTGATAGATAGGTGTCTATTGAATGATAGACAGGTGTCTATTTTTCCACGTCCTCTAGGTAGGTCTTAATCACCGCTCGGAAGTCCTCAAAGGAGCGACAGAGCGAGTACTGATACCCCTCTAGCGAGACGGCACGCTCGAAAGCTCTTTGACTCGGTGCCTGCTTGCCCTTGGGAGCTTTCATCTCGATATATAGCCCGTGGTGGTACTTGTTTGCCTTGGCAACAAATATATCCGCCACGCCAGCTAGTACCCCCTCAGCCTTGAGGATTGCCCCAGTGATAGGATTGCGGTTACCTCCGTTGGGGATAGCATAGACGATGAGGCGGGGGTACTCCAGTCGTACCCAACGAATGCACGCCTGCTGTATCTGGCTCTCGATGTTCTGCATAGTCTTAGATTCCAAATTCTGACTTAAACTCTTTGCCCAGCAAGTAAAGGGACACAGCCCCCACAAGCAAGGACAAAGCAACAAACACAAACCCCGCCCACCACTTATCCGTCCAGCTCTTAGCAGGTGCAGGAGCTACAAGCTCTGGCGGGAGCTGTACCGTGTCCACTCGGATAAGCGTATCGGTGGCGGTCTTGTAGCGTGTCCGCCACTTGACTACCTCCAGTATCACCGAGTCGCCACGCTCGGCGATGCGGACGGTGTCGGTGTAGTGGACGCTGTCCCGCTCGACCTTGACCCGCTCCACCTCTTGGTAGTGGTGTACAGGTACGTAGCGGGGGGCGCATCCCGCAACTATTCCGAAAAACCAAATAGTTGCGAGTACCTTGGCTAGCCTCTGCATAGCATTACGAGGATAGCGATAACACCCGCTAGCGTCAGCACGTTAGCACACTTCGCTAAGACTTTCAGCACGAACAGCACAGCCACTGCGATACCTGCGAGGACGTTCACGATAACCTGCCCCGCTCTCTTCATTATCTTTTTCATATTCATACTTCCCATACACCTGCTTGGATGCATTTTTGTTTAAGTGTTTCGTAGTTGATTCGATAGCGAGCTGTCACTGCCGAGACCGAATCCTTGTGTGAGAGCCACTGTCTCTGATAAGCATACCAGTCTACAACCCTACTGTATAGCTCCTCACGCTCCCGCACATACTCGCTCGGGGTCGTCAATTGGTCTACTTTCTTCATAGCATCGACAACCCTTTATCTAGCGCCTCTAGCTGACTAGCTATGGGGCGCATTCCATTCTCCACGATGTGCATAGCGATGATGGTCTTGCGGAGTAGCTCCTTGTCGTGGATGAGGTCAAGGTGCGTCTCTCCGTCTATCATCCTGCCTGCATACGTGGATAGCTCACGGGCTACTCGTGCCACGTATGCCTTGGTGTTATTCTCCTTGGCGGGTGCCCACCGCTCTATCAGTCCGTTAAGGTTGTAGAGGCTGTGGAGCTTTTGATAGTTCTGTAAGAGCTTGCCTGCGGCTCGATAGCCATAGGTGAGGTCGACGAATTGGAAAAAGGCTGGGTCTCGCTGTGTGGGTCTCAGCCCGAACCACTTGTCGGTGCTCCTCCGAATGTTCAAGGGGTTGTTATTCCTCAGCCCCCGTGTTTGTGGTATCATAGTTCTATCTCTAAAATTCAACTTCTAATCTCTAGCGTCTGTACGACACCCCCGTATAGCTCACCAGCGCAAACATCTCATTGAAGCGGTCGGCAATACGGTCTCCGTACTTCTCCCTTATCTCGGACGGCTCTAAGTTGGTCGTCACGATGGTTGTTAGCCGTTGGTTGTAGCGGTACTCTAGTAGCTCCGTAATGGGGCTAGTCACATTGCCGTACTTCAGTACCTCTGTCGGCTCTCTGCCGAGGTCGTCGAGGAAGAGTAGCGGTATCGTTTGGTAGACTGTCAACTGTCCGCTTTTATCGGATAGTTGCGTTATCTCCTTAGCCTCTAGTAGGCGGTTGCCGATACCCTCACCACGGCGGTTGTAGTAGGTGTTGTTCAGAAGCATCACCACCGACTGCACCGCCCGCATCGTGGTTGTCTTGCCGTTTCCACAAGTACCCGCTAGGAGTAGACCAAACTTGTGACTATCTCCTGCTAGCGTCTCAGCGACCAGCCGTAGGTTCTTGGTCGTCATCTCGTCGTACTGCACAACGCCACCTCGTAACTCGACCTGCGCTTCAAAAGCCCCACGGATATACTGCTCAGCCTCGTCTACCGTCATAGGAAGCTTAAAACTTCCCATCCCACTTGGCAAAACTCTCAGCCGAAGCAACAGCTCTTTCACGTCCTCTGCGGTTCGCATACCTATCACCTGTTCCATTCTTGTTGTTGTTTGTGTTATCGTTATAATTACCCTCTAGCACCTTGACCCAATTAGTGTCATCGGCTATCAGCCAGTCAAAGGTCATCACCCACCGCCCCTTATCACCTCGCAAGAGTGACGAAGTCTCTATCTGCTTCTCTAGCTTGCTCAGCGTCTCACCTAGGCTACCCCCTGGGCTCTTCGTGCGCCACTCGGCAATACGCTCTATCAGCTTATACCTGCGTGTCCTCGTCAGCTCACTAACCACCGTAATACGCCCTCGGGCTATATTCATATTCCACCAGCTCATCACCGTAGCAAAGTCCCCACGGGTCGCCTGCGGATAGCTATCCTCCTCAGCACCCCTCGGCACCTCCGCATAGTCACTAGCCTGCGACAAGATGCGCTCCTCCTCACGAGGGTAGTAGTTCACCTCAGCAGGTAAGTCCAGCTCCCACTCTCTTTCTTTTTTAGCGCAACTTTTTTCTTTCTCTGCGTCAGCAGAGATGTTTGCTGTGGGTGGGGTCACCTCAGCACCTACCACCTCCCCAAAATTTTCCTTTGCGCCCTCCTCGTGCGTGCGCGCGCATTGACCGCGCTTTGCGCTTTCTTTTGGGGGGATTATAGGGGGGTATATTTCTTTTACTTCTTTAGGGGGTGTGGGGGGTATTTCTTGCTTTTCTTTAAGGGGGGAAGAAAGGGTACCCTTTTCTTGTTGATACAATTGTATTTCATTTGTATATACATTTGTATCTACACTTGTATCTCTCTTCTCCCACCGCTTCTGTATAGCTTGCTTACGCTTCTCAGAGATACGAGCTTGCTTGTCCATGTCCTTAGAGAGACGCTTGGAGTAAAAACGCTTACCATCTTCGGTAAAGGTGAATAGCCCAAAGTCCTCGACAATCTTCTTGACAAGTCCTGCACTTACACGGAGTCCAAAGGCTATCTCATTATAATCTTTGGAGCCTGTGTGGTCTGTGCGGTCTCGTAGTATCTCTATGATGCCCCAATATAGCCCGTAGCCCTCCCAGCCCAGCTTCATACGCAAGGCGAGAAGCTTCTCATCTTGGCGTGCGTTGCTGTCGTGTTTAATCTGATTCTGTCGTGCCATAGCTATATATAGGTGCTAAGCGGTTAGTCTACTAAGCTATACTCGGCAAAGCGTTTGCCGTCCTGCTCGATAAGGTTCGTCTCTATATTCATACCGTGCTTGTGCCTGAGCGTCCAGATGCAGGCGCCTAAGCGTAAGCTACCGTACAGGTCTAGAGCCTCTAGCGGGGTGATACTCTTACCGCTCTCTAGATGCTCTCGTATCTGCTTTATCTGTGTTGTGATTGTCATATCCTTGATACTCTCATTATTCGGTTGTACTAAAACAATAGCTTCTCACCACTCTGACGCTGTTGCATCTGCTGTGCGGTGTGCCACCCTTGACCTTGGGGCATCGGTTTTTCTGCCTGCTGAGACCTCGGCTGTGACTGAGACACCGCTTTGCTCCCGACATTGTTGTCGTCAGCAAACTTCAGTATCTCGATGCTCCCTGTATTGGTTGACACTTGTAGCGAGATACCACTCTTGCCCTGCTGGTTAGTCCACATACCAGCTTTCAGCCGTCCTCTGACTAGCACCCTCGTACCCTTGACAAGGTAGGGAGCCATCTTATCGTAGTTGCCATTGACAAATACGTCATACCACGTAGGAGCTTCTTCCTTGTTCTCATTGACAGCCACGCTAAAGGTCAACACCCCTCTGCCGTCTCTCGTTTGGATTACCTCGGCATCTTTGCCGATGTTACCCACGATTGTAATCTCTTGCATATTGCTTGTTTAGTTAGTTGTCGTTATCTTCTTTGCTCAGCTCGGAGAGCGTCTTCACATACTCCATTGAGTCTCTTCCTCTGCCTCTCGGTACATGTCGGACGCTTCTAGCACGATTTCACGTATATCATTGTCACGTATCATAGCTACGTAGAGGTTCCGTATGAGGCTCTTCTTAGTTCCATACATCTTGACCAGCGTGTCGTCCTGCTCCCCTTGTATAAGCATCACAGAGCGAAACCTTACGTCCTTGCTGTAATAGCGGTTCACCCACCGCTCTAAAAGCTTGCCTATCATATATCTACTCTCTCTAGTGTATCTCTCAGCCACTCTGCGTAGATGTGCAGACGCAAGTCCACTGCGTCTAGCATCTTATAGACTAGCTGTAGAAATTGCGTATCCTCATCGTCAAACTCGTCAGAGCTTAGTAGCTTCTTGGTTTGCTCCATAACTATGCGGAGCTGACACTCACGCATCTCTGATACGTTCGTCTCTGCTACAGCAAGGCTGTTCAGTATCTCTTCTAGCTCCATACCTCTAGTCCTCTAACTCGTCCTCCGTTAGCATTTTGGGTAGCATACCCCACTTGTGTAGAGCCTTGCCTATCTTGCAGGTGAGATACATCATCCCCGCGCCTGCAATGCGGGCTATTAAGCTCCATCCCCAAGACATAGTGGGTGTGTCTGCGTCTAGGTCGTGGATGAGCAGCGCAAAGCCCACCCCTGCGAGGATGCTTAGCCCCAACACTCGGAGCCAAGCTTCAACCGCTGTCAATCTATTCTTCGTCATAGTAGTCGTTTGCTATAATTGTCTTTATTAATTCTTGTGACCTTGCTTGTTCCAGTGCTTTGGCGCACATATTTTTTACATACTCGTTATTGCGCATAGCATCAGTCATAGCTTTCAGCAGATTGTCATCTGACCCTTTACCAGCCACGTGGACACCAGTAGCGTCTCCTGCGATAATCAGTACACTGAGATTATCCCCATCCTCGTCTACCCAGTCGAAGAGCCCGTCTATCAGTTCATTCTTCGTCATTGCTTTTGTTGTTTAATCGTTGTCTGTCCTCTCTCTCATCTATATACCTCAGAGCTTGTCTGCACTGCTCACGTATGTCCTCACTCTCGTAGAATGCGTTTATCAGAGCTTTTACCAGCTTATTGCGAAGCCCTCTGTTTAGCCAAGTAATCATATCCCCATCTGTCAAGACACAGAGCGAACATCGATTATCTAAGTCCTCATTCGTCCAATCATATAGGGCGTCCGTTATCTCAAGCTTCGTCATCGTCATTCGCTTTCTTTGTCCTACATATATGTATAGCCGTAGCAAACAAGCTAAACAGCTCCTCATCTTCTAGTAGCGCATTCGCTAGAGACAGTACTAGATTTTCACCACTGCCGTGGTAAGTTTTACGTACATTTTCCTCATCGCAGGCGAAGAGCATCACGCTCCGATTCTCCTCGTCTTCCTCAGCCCACTCTAGGAGAGCTTCAGCCAGCTCGTCCTGCTTGTTACTCTTTGTCATTGTCTTGTTCTTTGTCTAGCATCTCATCCAAGGCCGCTAAGCCCTTTTCGATTCCGTAAGCTTTCTGTATCTCTCTCGGAGTTTCTATTACATAATTCATTGACATTCTTACTAAGTGGATTGCAGAGAGCAATCTCTCCTCCGCATCTTGGTCTAGTCCGTCCTCCTCATCGCAATAGATGCTTTGGAGCGTTGCCATAACCAAGGTCGCATTCACTTGTAGCTCGATAGCTTTACGCATTACTGCCTTGAGGTTCTCTAATCCTTCTTGTGTCATTGTCTTATTTGCTTAGGTTACTTATCGTATTCGTTACTGCTTTAAGTCTTGCGGTCTGTATAAGCTCGTCAAAGGTCTTATCCGTGTTAATAGCCATTGCAAGCGCATCGGTTAGTAGCTTGCTATTCCCATTTGCGCAACACTTCAGGTTGTCGTCTACTATTAGTAGGACATAACCCCTCTCTTCAATGTCCTCCTTTTGCCACTTTGTGAGGCTGTCGACAATCTCGTCTAGTATCATATCCTTATCTTTTTGCTATGTAAAACCTTTTAATCTCTTTACCCGTTATAAAGCGGTGGCCGTTATGCTTCCTCCGACCACACTTGATGTACCCACTCTTTATCCAGTTCCTTACCGACCCATCAGATACACCTAGTAGCTCCGCCGTCTTGGTGACGCTATACTCGTCAGTGTCGTTCACATCTGGCATCTCTGTTACCATACCTCTACCTATTCTGTCTATACCGTCTCTTTCGTCTCTCCCTAGGAGAAACTCCTTGATATTACTACCTCGTGAATAGCAAAACCTGCGGTTCTCACCTCTGATTCCCTCTAGCTTGCCAGCTACTCTGTAGTTCGTTACACTGCGAGTAGTTACTCCTAGTATCTTCGCTGTCTCCTCTGTCGTGTACAGCGTCCTATCATTGATTTTGTCTATCTCTATCATCTCCTTGTCTTCTTGTTGTTATGGGGTGGATAGCACCCGCTCCCCTTATCACTTACTCTCATTTGTCGTCACACACACATCAGCGAGCGGGGCTATCCGTATATCTCTAAAGTGTTCTAAGCCACCAGCGGTAAAACCTCACCCAAAGGCTTTCCCAAAACAGCTCCGCCCTAATCTTGCGCAACGTGTTTATTACAAGCGTGTCTTCTTGTAGCTCCCTCGGCAAGCTCCGATAGAAGTCACGGGTCTCTTTGCGTGTCTTCAGCTTGCATATCTTATCTAATGCATCTACGATATTCATCTCTCTATCCTCTGCTAGTTTCTAAGTGATTAAAGCACGGGGTGGGCGCTTGCATTGCCCCAAGCCCTCACGGGTTCCCCCGTGCATCTACAAACCAAAAAAATCAATTGAAAAAGCAAACTCAATCAATCGTTCAATGTCTCTAGTCGCTTGGCTATCTCATCACTCACGCGCTCCACAAAAGCATCATACAGCTTAGCTTGCGACCTTATCTTGTCACACAGCTCTCGTTGTGCATCTGACACCTCAGAGCTAATGACCAACCAAGGGAAAGCGCCATCCACCCTATAGTTCCTCAGCTCTACCTCTGAGCGTTTCAGATTCATCTCGTAAGCCTCAGCCTGCCGCTCCAAATCCCGCAGGGATTCAAGATTCAGCGTCTCAACCTTGATAGCGTCCAGCTCTTTCTTTATATCTGTCAGTTTCATACCCTTGTCCGTTAGTTGTTACTTGTCTAGTCGCTTGGTTATCTCCTCGTCTAGTTGCTTGACGATAATCTTCTCTAGCTCAGCTTCCATTTCAATAGCTTCTACTAGCTCATCTTTCAGCTCCTTGGCAGCTTCACAGGATACATCTCGCCCGTCGCACTCGTTTATGATGAACTCTCGGAGCTTTTTGGCTGACCGCTCGCAGTTAGCTATACTCCTGCTTAGCCTCTCCTTTCTCTTCGTTAGCCACTCTAGAGACTTATACTCTATATCCATATCTGATGCCCAATCCTGCATCATTCCTATGAGGGTCTCTTTGTCTAGTTCCATACCCTCGTTTAGTTAATTGTCAATTGCTTCTAGTCGCTTATTTAGCTCATCCTCCAGCACCCACGTCAACGACCTGTAGAGGCGAGCTTGATCCAGCAGGACCTCAGACAGTTTGATTTTAAGTGCAAAGGCCTCATCACACACCTCTGTACTGTTCATAGCAGACCCACTCAGATTGTATTCGCCCAGCTCATAAGCTGACCTTACCAATTGCGTACAAGAGTCTTGCGCACGTCTGTCTGCTTCTAGTAGAGCTTCAAGGCTCATATCCTTAGGCTTCACCGCCCAAACCTTAGCTTGTATATCTTCTAGTTCCATACCCTTGTTTTTTAAGTCTGTTTTTCTTTACTTTGTTTGCTAGAAACGTTTCCTCCCGTTTCTGATGCAAAGGTAAACAAAATGTTTTGAACTACCAAACATTTTCAGAACAAAATGATAGAGCAATAATCAACAAAACAGAAAAAACGCTATGAATGAACGATTTACAGAGGTTATAAACTACCTCATTTCAGAAAAACTCGCCTACAATCAATCTGATTTAGCTAGAACATTGGGGATTGGACGCTCTCAGATTAGCGCAATAAAGAATGGTTATGGGGATGTGTCAAAACAAATTGTTTTGAAGACGGAGGAAGCTTTCCCAATGATTTCCTCTGATTGGATTCTCAGAGGAGAGGGTACGATGCTCAAAACTGACACCCAGCTAGACCAACCGATGGAGTTCGCCCTTGACGAGATGGACAAAGCTCTAGAGGTCGCAGAGCGTATGGGGGTCGACCTCATACCTATGTACACAGAGCCGTTCAGAGCAGGCAATCAAGGTCACAACTTAATAGAGGAGTGGGACGAAGTCGAGAGCGTTTGGGCAATACCCGATACCCACGCCACACGACTAGCACCAGTACGTGGTAACTCAATGGAGCCGACACTACTAGACGGCTCTGCCGTTGCTATCAAGCGTATGGAGTTCCGTGTAGACGAGCCACTATCCATACCCTTTGGCGAAATCTTTGGCATAGTTGTACGCACTAGTGACGACCCTGACGATAGAGACTATCTAGACTACATCAAGCGACTATACAGACACCCCGACAGCGACAAGCACCTCACACACTGGATAGCTCACTCCGACAACTCCGACTACAAAGACTTCGAAATACGCATCGACCGTGTCGCCTCGCTCTGGCGCGTCAAAGCCAGCATCGCCGTACAACGCTTCTCCTAA